TGTTATCAAATCGCTTCTATAGGAGGTAGCCATGGCTATCGTAACTAACACCTTTACTACCTACGATGCGAAGGGCATCCGCGAGGAACTGTCCAACGTAATCGCAAACATCTCACCAGAAGAAACACCGTTCCAGTCGAACGTTGGTTCCGAAAACATCTCCAACACTTTCTTCGAGTGGCAGACCGACAGCTTGGCCGCTACCTCGCAGACACCTGTAATCAACGGCGACGACGTAACGTCTTTCGACGCAACATCGGCCACGACTCGCCTCGGAAACTACACCCACATCCGTCGCCGCACTGTTATCGTCGCCGATAACCTTGAGGCAGTGGATAAAGCGGGCCGCGCAAACGAGCTTGCATATCAGCTTGCAAAGCGTGGTAAGGAACTAAAGCGCGACATCGAAGCAGTTTTGACTGCAAACAATGCTCGCGTTGCAGGCGCAACAGGCACTGCACCTGAAACCGCAGGTTTGGGCGCATGGATTGCATCCAACGAAAGCGTTGGCACAAACGGCGTTGCACCTACTGGCGACGGCACTGACGCTCGCACCGACGGCACACAGCGTGCAATCAGCGAAGCAATGCTCAAGGACGTTATGCAGCAGACTTGGTCGGCAGGCGGCAACCCATCCGTATTGATGGTTGGCCCCTTCAACAAGCAAGCTGTATCCGCGTTCACTGGTATCGCAGCACAGCGTTACCAAGCGCCATCTGACGCTCCAACTACCATTATTGGAGCTGCTGACGTTTACCTATCTGATTTTGGGTCTGTAACGGTCGTCCCCAACCGCTTCCAGCGTGACCGTGACGCATTCGTCCTCGATCCAGAATACGCATCGGTTTGCTACTTGCGTCCGATCCAGCAGGTTGAGCTGGCGAAGACTGGCGACGCGGAAAAGCGTATGGTCATCGCAGAGTTTGGCCTCAAGGTCATGAACGAAGCGGCACACGGCATCATCGCCGACCTGACCACTTCGTAAGACTTGAACGACCAGAGGGGGCCGCTTCGGCGGCCCTCTTGCTATATGGAGGGTAGATATGCAGCGTAGAATTTTCGACACAGACCCGCTAACGGGCATCACTCGCTACTGGCACGTTAAGAGCGATGGGGAATTTGTCATTGAGACGCAACAACAGGTTTCTGACATCGCGGAGGCGAATAAACGCTCTTTTGCGGACACTGACACAAAGGCCAAATATGGTGACATGGCAAAGGTAGCGTCAATCCCACTAAACGTGTATTATGAATTGAAGCGCCAAGGTATTGTCGATGATCCGAAGGCGATGAAAAAGTGGCTTAACGACCCTGATAATCGGGTCTTTCGGACAAGAGGCGGAACGGTATGAGCATTACCACCTACGCGGAGTTGCAAAGCTCCATCGCTGATTGGCTACTGCGCGATGACCTAACGTCGGTAATTCCGACGTTTATTTCGCTTGCAGAGGCAAAGTTTAACCGCCGCATCCGCGACTACCGCATGGTGAAGCGCGCGACCGCACAAGTGGATACCGCGTATTTCGCAATCCCGTCTGACTGGCAAGAGAATATCCGCTTTCAGTTAAATACGTCGCCAATCACCACGCTTGAGTATGTTACGCCAGATCAGGCTGCGGAAGAAAAACGTTTGTATAATAGCTCTGGCCGCCCCGCGTTTTTCACGATGATTGGCGACCAGTTTCAGATTGTCCCTGCGCCAGATAGCACATATGACGCAGAGCTGACGTATTATGCGAAAATCCCTGTTCTGAGCGCCAGTAACACGTCAAACTGGCTGCTTGAGAAGGCGCCTGACATCTACCTCTACGCCGCTTTGATGGAGGCCGCGCCTTACTTGGACGACGATGCGCGCGTTCAAGTGTGGGGCGGGATGCTTGAGCAATCCATGAACGCAATCCAGATTGAAAGCGACCGCGCAAAAACTGGTTCCTCGTCAATCCGTATGCGCGCAAAGGCGATGGCGTGATGCTTGGGCTGCGTGGGACATATCAGGCTATTCGCACTGCCAATGGCCCTGCACAGCACATCGCCTGCTCTATTGTCGGCATCACCTATGCGGGCATGTTTTACTGCATGGTTCCTGACGCAATATTGGCAGGATGGGTTAGCACGTCTGCGTTGGTCGCGGTTGCTGTTATCTGGTTAAACAAGAAAATACTGATGGCCGCGTTAATTGCTGACTTTGTTCTATCTATGCTGGTCTTGACGTTCTACCTGATGCACGACCCTGCGCCAACTGGGCCTGTATACTACAGCGCCAATCTCGGCGGCGTTGCGCGATATGCTCCACAAGAAATGAGCATGAACATGATTCAAATGTTTAGTCATGGCCTCGCAACTGTTATAATGGCTGCATGGTCGCTGTATCTCGCCAATCTGGTTCACCGCCAGATACTTGAGAGAGAGCGTATGGTGTTCGTTCTGGAAGGCGAAGAAGTCAAATGAATGTCGATATGGATATGCTCACACCGATCATTGTTGCGCTTGTTGGCGCAGGCGGTCTTTGGCAGTTTTTGGCTACTCGCTCTAAGCACGCTCACGAACGCGCGATGCAGGACAAAGAGGAACGCGGCGAGTTTAGCGACACGTTGCGCGAGCAAGTTGAGCGCCTGTCTGCAAAGTTAGACAAGGTAATTGCAGATAAAGAGCAGCTTTTAATCGAAATGTCTGATATGAAGGCGCAGCTTGCTGAGGCAAACGCCACGATCAAGCACTTGGAGAATTTGCTAAGGAACAGATAAATGTTCGCACTGCTCGGAAAAATATTCGGCTCAGAAAAGGTTATTCAATCTGGCATTGAGCTAATCGACAGCCTGCATACTTCCACAACTGAGGAAATTGAGGCTAAAACAAAGGCCAAGACAGACCTATTAACGGCCTATGCTCCCTTCAAGCTAGCGCAGCGTGTTATCGCTTTTTCATTTACATTCACATATCTTGCTTGCTTTGCGCTTGTTTTGGGCTTCACGCTGCTTGAGCAAACCGCAGACGCAGAAAAGGTAAAAGCTGTGCTAGAAGACTTCCAAGTCGGCTACGCTATGTTGATCATCTTGACGTTCTACTTTGGTGGCGGCGCATTTGAAGGCGTGATGGCGCAGCGCAGAGGAAACAACCAGTCATGAGTTTTAAGTTATCCAAAAGCAGCTTGAGCAAGCTAGAAGGCGTGGACGAGCGTCTTGTTGCGATTGTTAAATATGCCATAGGCGAGACTTCTGTCGACTTCAAAGTGATAGAGGGGCTTCGTTCGATAGAACGTCAGCGCGAGCTTGTCGCTAAAGGCGCAAGTCAAACAATGTCATCTAAACACATTCCCGGCGAGGCCGTCGATTTAATGGCTCTAGTTGGCCGTCCCGCCCGCGCATCTTGGGAGTTAAACCTCTATGACGAGATTGCAGATGCCATGAAAAAAGGCGCTGAGGCGGTCGATTGCCCGCTGCGGTGGGGCTGCGCATGGCATATCACAGACATTCGCGCGTGGAGCGGAACAATGGAAGACGCGATGAACGAATATATCGACCTTCGCAGGTCGCAATCGCGCCGCCCGTTTCTGGATGGCCCACACTTCGAGCTGTCTGTCTAAGGCTTACTTTTCACGCCGCAATCCTGTATATTGCTGCACAGATGCATCTAACCTGACGGAGGAAGCCGATGAGCTTCTCTAACACATATGAGACGATTGTCCTAAAGTGGACATTCACGACAGACAGCGCGACCCGCCCGACAGCGTGGTATCTTGGTTTGTTTACGACAGACCCAGGCGAAGCGTCTGGCGGCACAGAGATTTCTGGCGGCGCATATGCCCGCAAGGCAGTCACATTTAGCGTGACGGGCGACACAGCGACCAACACGGCGGCTGTCGAGTTTGACGTGGCAACCGCCTCGTGGGGAACTATCACCCACATCGCCGTATTTGACGCAAGCACGGGTGGCAACCAGATTGCCTACGCCGCGCTGACCACGAGCAAGACGATTGCAACAGGTGACGTGTTGCGAGTGCCTGCGGGCGATCTGGACATCACACTGGACTGAGGTAGCGCATGACCACCATCGTAACCCGCGCAGGTAAGGGCAGCCCGCTAACCCACGCGGAGGTGGATGCCAATTTCAGCAACCTCAACAGCGACAAGGTTGAGACAAGCGCGCTCGCCACGGTTGCCACGTCTGGCGCGTATGCCGACCTGACTGGCACTCCGACACTAGCCACAGTCGCCACGAGCGGCCTGTATAGCGATTTGAGCGGAACGCCCACACTGGCGACCGTTGCCACGTCTGGCCTCTACAGCGATTTGTCTGGAACGCCTGTATTGGCCACCGTGGCCACCACAGGCGCGTATAGCGACCTGACGGGGACACCGACACTCGGCACGGCGGCTGCGGCTGACACAACTGATTTTGACGCGGCGGGGACGGCACTGGCCCTCGCGATAGCACTGGGATAACGAAATGGCCAATACGTTCAAAAATTATGTATCAAGCTCGGTAGGCACATCGCCCGTGACGGTCTACACCGTGCCTGCGTCCACAACCGCAGTGACGATTGGCCTTTCTGTAGCCAACACCAGCGCATCACAGATTACGGTCGATGTGCAGGCGGCGGGTGTTTACGTTGTAAAGGGCGCGCCAATCCCTGCGGGTTCTGGCCTGAGCGTCTTGGATGGCAAGATCATCTTGGAGACTACAGACACCGTTGTTGTGACGAGCAGCGCGGCGACTAGCGCGGATGTAATCCTGAGCGTTCTGGAGCAATCGTAATGAGTAAACAGAGCGATCTAGTAAGCGTATCTCAGGGGGCAAGCGGCGATCCGCTTTATATTGACACGACTAATGATCGTGTGGGCATTGGGACGAGTTCGCCTAGTTATCCCCTAGAGGTTGACACAATCTCTGGTTCTTTTTCTGTGCGTCCCTTGGGCGGTAGTTCTATTGCTTTAGCTTCTGGTGGAAGCGGGGCATTTGCTTATTATGCTTCCCAACATGAGTTTAAAGACAATAGTGGGTCATCGGAGTTTGCAAGGATCGACAGCAGCGGGAACGTGTTGGTGGGTAAGACTGCGACAAACAGTGGTGTTGTCGGTTTTGAAGCGGCGCAAGACGGTCATGTTTATGTTACGGTAAATAACACTTTGCCTTTTTATATTAACCGTCAATCAGGCAGTGAGCTTATTAGACTTGCATCTAACGGCTCCACTGCGGGGAGTATTGCAACTTATAGCGGCGATCTGACTATTGGCACTGGTGATATGGGCTTGCGTTTTGATGACAATGGTAATGCGCTTTATCCTGTAAATGCAAATAACGGCAGCCCAGTCGATAACCTTCATGACTTAGGCGATGCTTTTGCACGTTGGGATGATGTTTGGGCAACCAATGCAACAATCCAAACTTCTGACCGCAATGATAAACAAGACATTGAAGCCCTGTCTGATGCTGAACAGCGTGTAGCTGCAGCGGCTAAAGGTCTAATGCGTAAGTATCGCTGGAAAGACGCTGTGGCCAAAAAGGGTGACGCAGCCCGTATTCACTTCGGTATCATCGCACAGGAC